ATCTATCAAAGGAAGAGGCCTACATCATGGAATGAGAAAACTTAAAAGGTCATTGGTAGAGGATAAGAAAAACACTAAGTATTGTCTGAAATTAGATGTTAAAAAGTTTTATCCTAGCATTGATAAGGAATGTCTTAAAAAGAAGTTTAGAAGAGTAATTAAAGATGAAAATACACTATGGTTAATTGATTCTATAATTGATAGTGCTGATAGTGGAGTTCCTATTGGAAATTACACCAGTCAATGGTTTGCTAATTTCTATCTACAAGATTTAGATCATTACATAAAAGAAGAATTAGGAATTAAGTACTATATCAGATATATGGACGATATGGTTTTATTTAGTAGTAATAAAAAGAAACTCCATAAAGCAAAAGAAATGATAGATAAGTTCATAGCAAAAGACCATCTTAGAATTAAAGAAAACTGGCAACTATTTAAGACAGATAGTAGACCATTAGACTTTTTAGGTTATAGATTTTATAGAGGATATACTACTCTAAGAAGAGGTAATTTTTTAAGAATTAAAAGGAGAGTTAAGAAAGTCTATAAAAAGGCTGAAATTAACTTCCATGATGCAAGTGCTATACTAAGCTATAATGGTTGGTTGGTACATGCTAATTCTTTTAATTACACTCAAAAGTATATAAAACCATATATTGACTTTAATAAATGTAAGGAGGTTGTCAGAGATGAAACAAGAAAGCGACTTCAGACCAGAATCTGAGTTTGAGGTAGAAGAAAATTATGATGGTTCATGTGATGTTATCCTATATGATCTAGACAGTATTGAAGAAATAATTGTTGAAGATGATGAGGGTAATGAAAAAACAATTTATAAGTATTATGCATTTAGAATAAGCCTTGAATATAGTGAACAAGTAAGTGATTATATTGAAGAAAACTATGAAACCCTATTAAATGATGCTAAAGAACATGATAGAAGTATTCATGCTAAAGCCATTAGAGAAAAAAGAGACAGATTATTGAATGAATCTGACTGGACACAAGCTAATGATACAGCCTTATCTCAAGAAATGGTTGAGGCTTATAGAGTTTATAGACAAGCTCTAAGAGATATTACTGGACAAGAGGGATTCCCATATAATGTAATATGGCCAGAAAAACCTAGCAATTAGGTTTTTTCTTTTGGGGTAAAAAGTGGAAACAGTTATTGTAGCAATAATATCAACAGTAGGAGTAATAATAACTACCGCTATTCAGACACATAATGCAAGAAAAAAAGATGGCATAAAGGAAGAGTTAGAAAACATTAGAAAAAGTATGAACAATGAAACTCTTTCAAGATGCAAGAATGATTTGATAGTGCTAATGTCTAGAATAAAAGGTGGTTATACACCTACTACAGAAGAAAAAATGGTACTACATGAGACTAAGGCTTTATATAACAGCCTTGGTGGAGATAGTTATGTAGATGACATGTTTAATAGTTTAAGGAAAGAGGGTAAGATATGATGGATAGTTTTTTAACTTGGGAAGTATTATTAACATTTAGCGGATTAGTAGGTGCTGTCTATATGGCGGTAGAGTTCACTAAAGAAATTAAGTTCATAAAAAAGATTCCAACTAAATATTGGAGTTGGATTATAGCTTTACTTCTTTTAGTAGTTACTAACCTAGTTATAGGCAAGTTTACTTATAAGGACATAGTTTTATATATGCTAAATGCTATAGTTATAAGTTTAAGTTCTAATGGTTTAAATGACTTTAATAAAGATAAAAAACAATTAGAACAAAAAGAAACAACAGATGAAAATGTTAATGGCTAAGGTATAAAAGAGGGGCAACCCTCTTTTTATATTATTTTCTGAAAAAGGAGGAATGTGTTATGGAAGAAAATAAGAAATTGTCTTGGGAGGAGAAAATTGCTAGAATTGAAAAAGCTCCTAAAGAAGTACAAGTAATGGTTGCTAAAGCATTCATTAGAGATGATATTCCAGATGAAGATGTCCAATATGAGTTCAATGCTGAAACACCAGAGGAAATGAATGATCCAGAAGAACATTATGAAATTGAAAATCTAAATGCTGAGGAGCCAGAGGGTATTGGTGCTGGGTTTTCAATGAGAGTATCTAAACCTAGTAATAATAAAAACTTTATTACTACTGGTTCTGGTGGTTGGAGTACATGTATTAAGGGTAATCCTACTGATGCTAATGCTAATGTATTAGCAAACTGTGTCGGATATGCAAGTGGGAGATTCAATGAAATAATCAATATCATTAGAGGAACTTCTGGTTGTACTTATAAAACTCTTAACTGTAATGCTAAAAACTTTAAAGAAAGAGCTGAATCAGCTGGATTAAAGACTGGTTCTACTCCTAAAGTTGGAGCTATTATGTGTTGGGGCAATGAGGGTGCTGGACATGTTGCTATTGTTGAAAGAGTAGATAGCAATAATCAAGTATATACTTCTGAATCTGGTTGGGGTTCAAGTAAAGCATTCTGGAATCAGATAAGAACTAATAGTAATGGTAGATGGGGATTAAGTAGCTATTATTATTTTAGATGCTTTATTTATCTACCAGATGATGTTCAAAAAGCAATAGGTGGAGATACACCAACTCCTACACCAACACCAGCTGGTAAGTTTAATATAGGTGATGAGGTTATTATCAATGGATCACTTTATGTGTCATCTAATGCTGATAAACCATCTGGAAGTGTATCTAATAGAAAGACTAAAATTACTAGATATGCTAAAGGATCTAAACACCCATACAACACTACTGGAGATTTAGGCTGGATAGATGAAAGCTCTATTACATTAGTAAACAATTATCCTACTGGAAATTATAAAACTAATGGAAATATGAATGTAAGAAGTGGGGCTGGAACTAACTATCCTATAAAGAAAGTTAGTGAATTAACAGCTGATGGTAAGAGAAATGCTACAAGTTCTAATCCTAATGCTAATGCTGTTTATAAAACTGGAACAGTATTTACAGCTCAGCAAATAATTAACCAAAATGGAGTATGGGCTAAAACACCTAGTGGATATGTATGTATTCAAGGTGCATCTGGAACAAAATATTGTACTAAATTATAAAATGAAAAAAGATAGGTTTAGGCCTATCTTCTTTTTTTATGCTTATCTATAAAGCTCTGTCCAAAGATTTTTATAAACTCATTTCTAGATCCAATATTCTTTTCAAAGTAGTTCTGACATTTATCTTGATATTCTTCTATCATTTTGCGGTCATGGTGCATCATTTTATGATGGTCTATACATAATGGTAGGGTAAAGTCATATTTGATGCTATTAAGCCTATTTTTGCCATATATAAGCTCATGTATATTATCTTTAGGATTAGGACAGAAATAACATTTAGTCATATTAGTAGTAAAAATGCTCTTTCTATTGTCTTCCATCTTCTTTATTTTATAACTTTTCTTCTTAATAGGCTGTGTGGTTTTGTTCTGTAAGCCTAGAGAAGAGTTTTTAGGGTGGTTAGACCAATTATACCTTTTTTCATTAAACTCTCTTAAATGGCAATTAAAACACTTATTATCAATATATTCTTTTTTTAGTTTACAATATAGCTTTCCATTAAGTTTTTTACTTAAATATTTACAATTCATTTTCTCTCTCCTTAATGGTTTACTAACTGACACTCACCCAATGGAGACTGTATGTTAGTAAGCCAGACATTTATTTTAAATAGACTATGAAATCATAATCTCTATTCCCACAGAATACCATTCTATCTATAAAGCTATTCCAGAAAGCTCTTTTATTAGCTCTAGTTAGTTTTTGATATATTTCTAATGCTGTGGAATCATTAACAATACTTTTTATTTTTTCTAGATCTACAGTAGATACATCATCAATAGTTTGTTTTAGATCATCTAGTTCTTTAGTATAGGATAATCTATCTTTATCATATTTTTCTCTATCTATAAATCCATCTATGTATAATTCATTCAGCCTACTGATTTTTTCTTCTAGTTTTTTAATCTTAGCTGAGTTATCAGTTCTAGCTATTTCTTCTCTTATCTCATCAACATGATAGATATACTCTTGTAGTAGTTGCTTATAATTATCCAGTAGCCATTCTTCTATCATATTTTCTTGAAGTACTCTTTTATTAGAACATTGTCCATCTGTCCAATGTTTAGGACACCGATAATTAGCTCTCATGTATGTTTCACCATTAGGCCTTGTTCTGATAGAACCATTGGCTCCCATTCTTCTACCACATTCTGGACAAGTTATCAGACCAGTAAAGATATAATCTCTAACTTTCCCATGCTTTTGTTTTTGATTTTTAGTTTTAATTATATTCTGTATGTTATCCCATTCCTTTTTTGTAAGGTAAGG